CCAAGTGCGCTTGCGAGCCGTCTTGTCACGGGTCTCTTCGGTGCGTGGGGTACGATCAACCATTTTGCTGTTCCTTCAAAACTTGCGCCGCATATTGCTCGTTTGTGAGCCCCAAGCGCTTGGCGATCGCCACTTGGGTCGAGGTCAACCGAATCTTGCGTGGGTTTTTCGCACTGCGCGCAGCGGGGGCAACCACGGAAGCCGGTCTCTTCTGGCGAGCGTTGACCTCAACATCCTCACCATCGGAAAATTTGTCCGGAAACGTCTTACGAAGCTCCCGATCAATTTCAGTATAATACTTTTCACTGTCTGGCTCAACACCGTTGTATACGAGTTCTTCATGCACCCCGAGGGCAAACGAAGTCATACGTCGGTCTTTGCCATACCAGTCGTTGTTGGACAGCCAGCGCTCCTGATTCGACGACAGCTTGACCTGCTGTTGTTGCGGAGCGGGTTGAACCGCAGGGGCGGTAGGCTCGACCGCCTGCCGTGCAGGGGGCTTAAAGCTATCCCACCGGTACTGATCGTTCTGCAGCTTGGTCAGATTGGCTTGCGCCTCAAGCAGCGCATCTGCGTCCCCAGCCTCGTAGGCGTTCTTGTACGCGGTTTTGGCCTTTTCGATCTCGGCGCTCAGACGGCCCTTGGCTTGGTCAACGACGTAGCCTTGGTTAGTCTGAACATCCTGCTGCAGTTTTTGGTTCTGCTGCGCGAGGGCTTGCGCATACCGGATGGCCTCTTCCCGCTGACGGTTAGCCTCAGCCTGCTGGCGTGCGGCCTCCTTGGCCTCAAAGGTCAGCTTCTTCAGGCGTTTTTGCACCTGTTCGCTGTACCCCTCAAGGTCATCATCTTCGGGGATCTCGGCCGGAGCATCAGCCGCACGGCGCGGTTTATCTTCTGGAGCAACGTCATCGACGATTTCAATCTCGAAGTCGTCATCAACCTCTTGGTCGATCTGATCTGCATGTTCGTTCATCTTCACACCCTCTTATAGCCGCGCGGGTCATCCACAATACCTTCGACGGTATCGTCATTGATGAGCCGAAATTCTTGTTCTTCGATCTTGAACCGGGTGCCCGAATAGGACCGGAAGATCACGAAGTCGCCCTCTTTGCAGTACGGGCCGGACGGAAACCGATCCGGATCGCTGTACGCCTCGGGACCAACCTTCAGCACCAGCCCCAGAATGGAGGCGGTCTGCTCAGCGTCCTTGATCTTGTCGGGCATGTAGACGCCACCCTCGGTCTTCTCACTGACCTTCAGCGTGGCAATAAGCAGGCGGTAGCCTGCCGGTTCCGGAAGCTTGGCGAGGATATCCTCGTCAATCCCTGTCGCTTCGTACATATCGTACCTCTTCGCAGTGGTAAGTGGGCCCACTGTTGCCCTTGCACCGGACCATCCGGCGATGTCGTGCGAGGATCAGTCCTCGATGTAGCGCTGCTCGATCTCTTCGAGATCTTGCCTAATAAGTTTGAACGCGTGAGCCTTGCCCACCTGCTTCATGTAGTCCTCGTGCGTGTGGGATCCCCCACCCAGCAGGTACTCAGTCAGCTGCGTCTCATAGTCCTCAATCCGACCTCGGATTGCCTCGATTACGTCCAACATTGGCTGCTCCCTTAACCATGTTTTCTGCGGCCTTCAGGCCAAGTTTTGCGCCCTCAACGCGTTCTTTAGCCGCCGTCTGCTCCAGCTGGGTGGCCAGACGCGCCGCGAGGTTGGCGCCATCACGTTCTTTGTCCGCCGCCAGCCGATCCTCTTGTAGGCTGACGTTACCCACGAGCTTGGCCGTATCGAGCTTGAGGCGCTCCACGTCCACCATGGCGTCATGCTTGGCCTCTGCCTCTTTGAGGGCGACCTCGCGCTCTTTCAGCTCCAGCTCTTTCATCTGGATCTGCGTGAGCGGATCTTTGGCTTGCTGCTCGGCGGCTTTCTGGGCTGCCTCGGTTTGGTTCTTCTGCAGCAGCTTGCCTGCGGCCTCAGCCGCCAGACGCGACACCTCGCGCTCCATATCCTCGGGCAGTGCTGCCTCTGGATCGGGCATCTCGACACCAAGCTGCTTCTGGATCTCCACGCGGTACTGCATGGCGACGTGCTCGGTGATGTGCGAGGCCATGGCGCTGCCAATAGCCGCGGCGAAGGGTGACTGGCCCACCATCTGCTGGATCTTGGGGTCCTGCATCGCCGCCATATGCACAGCGATATGCGCCTCGTGATCCTGATATGCGAAGGCTTTGACCGGCTCCTGCTTGAGGATGGCCATATTCTCCGTAACCGGATCTTTCGGCTTGATGTCGTCCGGCAGCTTGATGATGTCGTCGGCGTCTTGGATGCCAAGCACCTCCAGCATCTGACGGTGAAGCTTGCCGAGGTCGTAGAGCTGCGGAGCCTGCTGAGCGAGCTGCAGAGCCGCCTGATACTGGACCACACGCTGCGCCATCGTAGCCGCATTGGGGTCAGACACGGGGATCACATCCACGCGGCCGTCAAAGTCTTCCACCCGGTTGAACGCGTCCTCATCAGGGTAGTAGGCGTATCCCTCGGGCATGTAGTCATGGATAACCCGAGCAATCAGGCGCAGTTCACGCTTCATCGCAGCATGCAGACGGGCCTGAACCCCGGACATCACCTTCATAGACCGCTCGAGCAGGGCGAGGGTGGTGCCTACTGGGGCCTCGGGATTCATGTTGCCAACCTGAACGTCCGCGACGGAGCCGATGCGACGGCCCTCCTCGACCACGTTACCGAGCAGCTGGTAGAGGACGCCCGAAGGCTCTTTATATGGCAGCGGGAACAGGGAGTCCCTGATCGTTCCGCCCGGCACATCAACATCGCGCCACTCGCCCGGCTGGAGGGGAGTATTGTCGCCCTTGATACGCATCCCCTTGGCCTTGAGGCCAGCGGGTAGGTTGGACAGCGTACCGGCGTCAATCAATTGGCGCATGATGGACGTTGCCGACTTAGCAAGACCACCGATGAGGTGTATCAGGCCAGTGCCATAGAAGCCCATTCCGGGCAGGTATTTATAGTGCACAAAGTGCATCCGCTTGAGCTGGCGCTCATCATCCTCGTACCAATTACGGCGGATGGACAGCACAGTGCGAGACGTCTTGTCGATAGTTACAATGTAGGGGCGCGGGATGCCGTCGGCGTCGTCAAACCCATCGGGCATGTTCATCGTGACATGAATCTCGAGGATTGTCCGGCGGTCATCGTCCTCGATGGAGCCATCTTCACCAGCCATCTCGTTGTACTTTGACTGGATATCCGACACTTCCGGCGCAGCATCCGGCAGGTCTACATCACGGTAGAACCCGTTGGCCTGCAGCTTCATCACCTCGATGTCGGACTTCTTCATCACATGCGTGTATCGCTCACAGGTCTGCAGGTCGGACGCGCCGTAGCTGACCACGAAGTCTTCCGCGGGAACAAACATAGCGCAGGGGCGCTGCAGGATCGGGTCGTAGTAGACCTTCTTGAAGGCAGAGCCCGCCAACGGCAGCTGGAACAGCATCTGCTCAAGCTCGTCACGGTACTCGGTCATCTCTTCCGTGAGTTGGTAGTTCAGCTCGTTCTGCACGCGCTCGGCCTGCTTGAACTTCTCGGGCGTCATCTTGCCCATAATCTTGGAGCGCACCGGTCCAGAGGCCGGGAACATCTCGCCCATAGCCTGTGCTTGGAACCGCACAACTGCCTCTGCCAGCATGGGGTGGAACACCCCGGAGGCGCCCTGCCACGGCTGGTCACGCTCCTCGATCTTCATGCCAAGCAAGTCCAACCCGTTGACGTAGGCACGCGCCCAGTCCTTGCGGGTCTCCCGGTCAGACATAAAGTCGCCGACTAGCTCACTGGCCATGGAGCCAAGAATATCTTCATCAATGAACTCGGCGAGGTTGTCGTCATGGGCCGGGCCCAGCAGCTCACCAGTAATCTCCCCGGAAAAGTCAATCGTAACCCCTCCGTCCTCGTCCTCGATGGTCACAGAATCAGGATTAACGATCTCGATTTCGAGTTCCGGCGCCTCGTCGTCCAGCATATCCTCGTCTTCGAGGTCGAGCGGCGTCAGCGATTTATCTACGGCCATAGGTAGTCCTCGGGGCTGGAGTTCACTTAGTAATACTCCACTTTGCGTCTATATGGCAACTCGTCATCGTGGTCGTCGGTCGGTAGCCGAATAAAACCACCCTGACGGAAGCGCATGAGCGCCATTACAGTAGAGTCAACCAAGTCATCGTGGCTCATAAATGGGAACCCAGCCACCTCCTCCACAACCTCCTCCGCCCAGCGCCGTGCAGGCACCCAGACCATCCCGGAGGCGATGATGTCGGCAACTGAATTTAGTCGCGCGTACTTGTCTCCCGTGCCGCGGTGCGGCGTGTATTCCTGCACGGGGATGCCCGTGCGGCGCAGTTCTTGGTAGATAGCCACACCGGCGGACTTCTTTTCCACGATGAACGCGTCGGGGTCCCACTCTTTATAGTGGTCGAGGCAGAGCTGCTTGAGCTCCGGAAACTCCAGACGCTCCTTTATACTATCTAATAGTATCAGCTGGTACATGTCCTCTTCCTCATTGAGGAAAACACCCCACGTGGTGAGCGCAGTGTAGTCGGCGCGGTTATGTTTCTCGGCTGCGGCGTCCAACGAACAGATAATATACTCGCAGGTGGGCGGGTCGTCGTCCCCCCATGAGCGCCACCACTCCCGCTTTACGATTGACGCTTCCTCAGCCGTGGGCTGCTGCTGATACTGCGCGTTCCACTGAAACACCGGCATCGACGCCTTGGTGCGGTGCAGTGCCGCGAGGTCAAAAAACTCCGGCCACAGAGCCTTCTCGATGGGAGTCCCATCAGCAGCTTCGCTGCTGAGGATGGCGGGGAACTCAAACACCTCGTACTGGTCGGCGTTGGGGCTCTGGGTCATGTCACGAATCACCCGCCCAATCAGGTCGTCCATGTGCCACCGGGTGTGCACGATCGCAACTTTGCCTCCCGGCATCAGACGGGTACGGGCACCGTAGGCAAACCACTCATAG